TTGTAGAGYAGTAAGAAGGTATTGGGAGTTTTTTTCATTTTTTGCGTAAATTTCGCAACTAATGAGATAAATTGGAAATTCCAATTTTTTTCGTTTTTTTCGTTTTTTTCGCACCAAAGTTAATAAATTGAAAATTCCTAAATTCCTAAATTCCAATTATTCTGTCATTTTGCGTAATTTTCGAAATAAAGTTAATAAATTGGAAGTTCCTAAATTCCAATTAATTCTACACCTTGTAAAATTATTCCAACAAATTAATAAAATTGGAAATTCCTAAGTTCCTAAATTCCAATAAATTCTACATCTTGGAAATTTATTACAAAAAGTTAATAAAATTGTAAATTCCAAAATTCCAATTAATTGTACATCTTGGAAAATTATTCCAATTAGTTATGTAAATTGGAAATTACAAAATTCCAAATATTCTATCATTTGTTGAAATTTATAATATAAAATTGCTTAATTGTAAATTCCTAAATTCCAAATAATTATACATTTCCAGATATATATAAATTAGGAACTATTAAATTATTAATTAATAATTAGGAGGAACCAAAACTTTTCCGTCAAAAAATTATAAATATACTAAACATATTCATATATTATAATATATTATATAATTTCCAAGTTTCTAATTTGCAAATATATAATTAATGCAAACCAAAACTTTTACGGCGGAAAATTATTAAATTACTAAACATATTCAGAAATTTCACTACAGTTTTTTGCGTTTGCAATGGAGGAAATTGGAAGTTTAGAAAGAAAAGTTTAAATACTACCAGAAGACATTTAATTATAGTAGTGAGGACTATCCTTCTTTTTTTTATTATTTTTTTTATTTTATTAATATTATTACAGTCGTAATATTTTGTTATTTATATATTTCTATATTATGCTAATTAGCTAATTATCATATTATATATATTAGCTAACTAGCTAGATAGTAATTATTAATTATATAATTATTTTCAGACTCAAAATAGATTGTTTTAGACTTTTTTACCGCTCCAATTGGAAGTTACAATTTTAGGTTGAGAAATGAAATAATAAYTGYAAGYTGTTAAAAATCTGTTTGATTTGTTTCAGCCTAGGAATAAAAAGTGGCCTCTTTAAAATATTTGGAGTGGAAAAAATTGTTTTTTTCACTTTTGTAAAAAAAAGTGGCCTTTTTTAAAAAATTGGATGTGTAAAAATTGGAATCTTCAATCTGATTCTTAAAAATTGAAAGTCGAAAARTRMAARCGTAAAAGTTGAGAGAAAACTTTATATACTAGTTTATGCATATATAAGATTGGTGAATGAGAAATGAAAAAGGAAATACAAGTTCAAGGCGTAAGATATTATGTAGAGTCAGAAGATGACTTAGTTAGCGTGGCTCACGAGTTGGCTAAGATGGGTTACACAGTTCAACAGATAGCAAACGCTTTAGGCGTTTCAGAGAGAAAGGTACGCAGATATTTGGAGAGTTGTTAAGCTATTTATTTTTGTTTTTTTCTGCTTAAGTTCTAATTCTTATTTTTCTTAATTTTAATTTTCCTTAAATTAACTAAGACTATCAACTATTTTTTTCAAGTTTGTGATATTAATTCTAAGGGTTGAAAATATGAAGAGATAAAAAGTTAGAGAGATAGAAAGATAAAAGTTTAGAGAAAGATTTAAATAGAGAGTAATACGAAATAAAAATTGAGGCGAAAAATATGCAAGTAGAAGAAATGCAAGAAAAAGTAATTAATTTAGCTCAAAAGTATACAAATCAAAAAAGATTTTTTAGATTGATAAGAAAAAGCAATATTGCCGAAAAAATTATTAAAGAAATAAGTGAGTTTTACGGAATACGTGAAGATAATATCGAATTATTCGATAATGAAATCGAATTTATGTTTAAGAAAGAATCAGTGAAGTTAATATTGAAAAAACAAGGCAATAAATTAAAAATAGAAAATATTGAAATGACAAAATCGATTAGTTAAATTTCATAATTTTTTTCTTTTTCTAAATTTAGTCCAATTTATGCCGAATTTTTTTCATTTTCCAAATATTATTCCAAGAGGTTGAAAATATTGAGAGATGAAAATATAAAATTGTCATAGTTTTATCGAAAATATAGTGAGAAAAAAATGGAATTTGAAGATTTAGATGTAGTTCTATATGTATTTTTTGAAAATCCAGAAATGAAAAGTTTTGAATTTGAATTTAAACAATTATTTGAAACTACTGAGAGCGGTTTAAGATATCTGATAGGAGTTCCAGATTCAAGAAATAAAATCAAAAATAATAATGAAATTATTGAAGAATTTATATATTATCAAAATGATGATATTGTTACTAAGTTGATATTTTATTATACTAAAGGCACGAATAGAATTTATATAAGAAAAATTTACGGCTGGAAAGAGAAAAGATTAGAGTCTGAAGATGAAGAATAATTAATCAAAAATTTATAAAAATGTCATATATTGAAAAATTAGGTGACAATATGGTAAAAAGATTAAAAATTCTGATAGATAATGAGTTCAGTAATCTTATAATTGAATTTAAGAGAAATGTTAAAAAAAGTTTTGAAGGTGAAGCTTTTGTTACTATTGGAATTGATGAAAACGATAAGATATCTTATATCTCAATAGAACCGTTAGATAAAGATCTAAAAGAAGGAATAAAGAGAATTAAAGTTCTTTAATATTTGACAATTTTTTAAAATCAATATTTAAAAATGTCATGTTTTTATAATGAATTATATGATTTTCAATTCATTAATTGTTCAAAAATATATTTTAAATAATGCAAAAGCAGTTGCTACAATTAGGAAAAAAGGTTATTATAAATTATATCAAAAAATTATTTTGAAAGTTGGAGATAAAAGATTTTATGGAAAAGTTATCGCAAAAGCTCCAGTTACTGAATATTGTCTTTCAAAATATGTGAAATTTAGCGGATTTGAAAATGTTGAGAATTGGTTAAATGAAGCTAAAAGACTTCATAATGATAAAATAGATTTTGAGAGATATGAAATTATTGTAATTTGGATAAATGATTCATTCTTCTAATTCTATACTATTTTTCTTTTTATTTTGTTGTTTCTCTTTCTTTAACTCATTTGCAATTTTATAGTTCTGAATTATTTCAGTTACTAAACTATCAAGTCCCATTTTCCTTAATTTTTCTGCATATATCGTATATTTATTTTTTATATTCCAATTATTATATTTTAAAATCCAGGCATTCATAGTTTTTAAAATTTTTACATTTGAGAAATCATATTCAAATGGAAAATTTGTTTTATCTAAGAATTCGAAAAGTTTCTCTTCTTCTTCTTTTGTTAAAGTTCTTTCTTTTCTATCTCCTACATATCTTCTAGTTCCATCAAACCAAAAAATTTCACGATAGCTTGCTGTTTTTGTATAAGTTGTAGTATCCATAGAGTTAGCCGTATCAAAAATTTGAAGAAAATATGGAGCAGACATACCTAGAACATGTAGTCTTTTTACATATTTTCTAATATAATAATACCACGGAAATGTATAAATTAAAATTTTTAATTTACTAGATGCAATTATTCCGCCAAATGCAATATAATCAGTATATTGGCTATAAAAATCTATAGCTTCATCTACTTCTCTAGTTGGATAAAGATGTATAACTGGGATAATTCTTTCTATATATTCCATTTTCGTATATAGATATTCGAAATATTCAAAATTCTTTCTATCAAGAGGAGAAAAAATAGATGGAATATCAAGAGAAAAAAATGCATAAGCATTATACGTTTTGTATTTTTCTAATACATCTTTTACTGAAATTTTTAAATTGTATAACGCAATTTGATAGCCACCGCTATCGACCCAAGTTTCATTTTTCCAGGTTATCTTTTTGTTTCGTAATTGATTGATCAAAATTGGAAAATTTATTTTAATTAATAAATCTTGTGATGAGACAATTCCAAATACTATTTTCATATAGCTTTCTATTTTGGTATGACATTTATTTTACTTTTTCTTAATAAGTATACTATAGCTCCTATTATTGGTAATATCATAATTCTTAATATTGTATATTCTATATTTCCGGCAATTACAAATTTATAGAATATTGGATTTTGATATCCTAGATAAAAGAATAGGAATATCTGAATTGCTAAAGATGTTAGAACTATAGAAAATAATTTTTTATCATTCATAAGTTTCAAATATGCAAATGCTACAATTATGAAGTTCCAAAATATGAATAATAATCCGTCTAGTCCGAAAGATATGTTAAATCCTAGCAAGTTTTCTAGAACATTTGCTATTGTTTCTGTTGAGAAAATTAGCAATAAAACATTTGGATTTATTTTGCTAAATTTTTCTGGTAATACTTTATCAAAACTCATAGTTTGAATTAATCTACTTTGGATTTTATTTGCAATTGGCATGTAACTAAAGAACCAAATTGGCATTAGTGCAAACAATATGTTTAAATTTGAATAGCTATCTAGAATTGATAATATTGCTACGACACCATAACTTACAAAATATCCTATCATACTTGATTTTTTAATATTTTTAATTTCTCCAGCTATATAACTAATTGCATTTATGAAAATGAAAGCAGATAAATCAAATAGTAAAGCAGATAATAAAGTATTAGAAATTGTGAAAGTCTGATATTGATAATTGAAAGATTTAAAAGCTATAAATATTGCAATTATTATTTGGAATATTGCTAATATGTCTACAATTTTTGCATATATTCTCTTACTTGCTATAATTAGTAAAACAAGAGGAAATAGAGATTCGACAATTAGAAATTGTTCAAATTGATTTTGAATATTAAAGTTTAAGAGTACAAGATCTCCTAAGATTGGCTGAGATAGTACATATGTTAGCCATAATGAAATTCCAAAAATTGTGTAAAATTTTGAAGAAAATGCAGTTCTAATATAGGCGTAATCACCGCCATTTAATGGAAATTTTGTTGTTAGTTTATAGTACATTAAAAGAAGTGGAATTTCAAATACTGCTCCAATTACAATTGCAAAAAGTAGATTTACATTTTTCATTAGACTTGAAACAAATAACGGATAACTTATTCCGCTTAAAATTCCCATATAGAGAAGATTTATTGAAAAAATATCTAAAACATTAAATGATTTAATTATTCCAGAACTTTTTCTTTCTAATTCCATAAGCTAGCTAAATTGCTAAGACATAAATAAAGTCACACAACTAATACATAATATAATGTATATAGTGTGTTCTTTTTATAAGTAAAACTTGATTAAATTCTTATTTATGACAACAAAATTTTTTTATAAAAATCTCATAGCAAGTAAATCAAACCATATACATAATATATATTATATAGTATATTGGTTTAAGAATTAGTTGAGAAAAAAAAGAAAATATCTTTAATTAAATTTTTTTAACCGTTTCTCTTTTGCAAATACTCCTTTATAGCCTCTTCAATTGCCTGAGTTAGCTGGAGATTATTTTTTGCACAATAAACTTTTAGTCTAGTCTTTAAATCTTTATCCATATATATACCAAATACTGCTTTTTGTTTCTTTTTTTGACTCTGTTCTTGAGTTTGCATTTTTCCTCATTTTAAGATTTTGAATTATGACATTTTTATATCTTTTTTTGTCTTTAGCATATACTTATATACATTTTTTATATCGCTAATAGACTTTGGAACTAATTCAATTCTAATGTCAGAATGTGAAGGCATATGTTTGTGAACTCTAGAATAATCTAATTTTTTATTCGTGAAAACTAAAATATGATAATGTAGACCATTTGAATTTTTTGTAGTTTCTTTTATAGAAAATACATGTGAATTTTTATCATGATTATAAATATAACTACGAAATTTTCTAAATATTTTTTCAGTATCTCCATACTTATAATTAGTTGTAATAGTAATGAAATAAGTGTAAATATAAGAAAAATGAAAATTTAAAACTTTTTTCAAATCCACGATATTACGTGTGAAAATGACGTTTAAAAACTTATGTTGTTGGAAAAACGAAAGGTTTAAAAATGCTTAATCAAAAATTTTTATAAACGAGGTGACTAGAGATTCAGAGTAGAAAATATATATGCTTAAGAGTGCCAAGTCAGTTAAAAGAAAAATTCTATGAAAAAAGAGATGAAATAAAGAGAGAATTAGATCAGATTTTAGAAGGTAAAAGAAAGTTAGAAATTAAAGAAATTAGTGATTTATATGATGAACAAGTTTTTTTTACTGTAGATATGCTATATTATGAAAAACTTCAAGAACTAGCAAAAAAATACAAAAAATCGTTATCAAAAATAATAAGATCTGTATTCTTTAATCTAAGTTAAATCCTTTTTTTCTTTTTCTTTTTTATCTCTCATATTATGTATTGGAAATTCTATATTTCTCTTCATATTACGAAATTAAAAAGATATAAAAATGTCATAATTAAAAGATATTTTTAGGGGAAGAAACATGGCATCCCTTAAAGAAATAATAGATGAGTTAGGAAAACAAGCTAAAGAACAAAACAAAATAGCTTCTAGAATTCTAAAGATAAAAGGAATAAAAAGAATAGTAGTACAGTTGAATGCAGTACCACAGGATGGAAAGATAAGGTATTCGCTAACAATACACAGTCAAAACAACTTCAGGAAACAAATTGGAATAACGCCACAAGATGCAGAAGATTTAAAGTTAATTGCCGAATTTCTAGAGAAATATAGCGATTTCCTAAATGAATATGTAAAGTTTACTCCTAGAAATAATAACGCAATACAAGAAGAAGAAATAGATATGGAACAACAAGAAGAAAAAGAAGAGAAACCAAGAGAAAAAGGCAAAAAGAAATCAGTTGAAGAGGAGTTTTAAAACGTCATAGCCTAATTTTTTTTTCATGAGTGGAAACCAGCAAACGAACTCTCAATTGTTTGAAAAGTTAAAAAGTCATTCTTTTTTTTATAATCCAAGAGATAATGAAAGAATTTTAAGTCTAATTCTTGGAGAAAAACAAGTTGAAGAAAATAAGAAAATTGAGATTTTAAAAGCTTATAAAAGAGGAATAGATTCACAATATTTTAGTGCTAATTTGCCATATTATAACGAAATAAAATTTATTTCTAAGATAACTGGATTTAAGGTAAAAGATGATCTAGTTATTGCAAAATTTCAAAATGGATTTACTGGTGATTTTGATCCTCATGAAATTGCAGATAATCCAGATGATTTTTACAACCTAATTTCTTCATATATGTTTGTAAAAATTAAAAAAGGATCAGAAAATTGGTTTATTGATGAAATATTTTCTATTGAACCTCCTAATAATTTTGAAATTGCAAAAGAAATTCTAGAAGAAGCTGATAAAGAACATTTAACTTATGCCGTTTTACTTCAAGCTTTTGGCTATGATTCGCAAAAAATGGATTCAGATGATATTTTTCTAACTTTACCGCGATTATTTCCATTATTTAAATCTCCAATTACTAAGAGACAAATTAATACTATTGAAATTTCAAACCGCGGAACTGGAAAAACTACAACATTTATGATTTTACAAGAAGTTTTCAATTTCAGATATTACACTGAACCGCCGACTTATGCAAATTTAATATATGATGCTAGAAATAATATGTATGGTTCAGTATTTTTATCGAATGGATTAATTTTTGACGAAATACAAACTTGGAAAGATGGATATGCAGTTAAAGAACTAAATTCTATAAATTCCACTCTTTCAACTGGAATTGAAAATTGTATATGGACTAGAGGCGCCGGTACAGAAAGTAAATCTGCTACAATTCAAAAATGTATTCCAATAATTTATGCTGGAAATCCATTTTCACTAACTCTAGATAAATATCAAACTCCAGATATAGAATCATATTTACAACAATATGAAATTTTTACGCCTGCAATTCTAGATAGAATTCATATTATTCAATTAGCAATTAAGAAAACTTATGATAAAATAATAAATGCTAGAGTTCTATATCCTTCAATTCTAAGAGCATTAGTAGAATTAATTCAAGAAAAAATTAACAGAACTACAAATTATGCAGATTGTGGGAATTTGGAAAGTAGGAGAAAAGAACAATCTATAGATATTCAAATAGTTCTACAAGCACTTGATATAGATCTGCAAATTGGAAAAGTTTCAAATGAAGAAGTATGTAATAAAATTGTGAATTTAATGAGATTTAGTAATTTAGGAGGATGGTAATCATGAATTATGAAGATCATATAAAAGAAAGCTTTAAAGTTAAATATCCTGCAGATACGATTTTTCCATCTGAAGTTGGTATTTGTTATAGAAAAAGTTATCTTGCTAGAAATATTGAATTTGAAAGAGGAATAAATGAAATTTATTTAGATTTAGGAGAACAATATCATGAGAGAATTGAACAATATTTTAAAGAAAAATTGAATTGTCAAACTGAAGTTGAAATTAAAGATGAAATTGAAGGAATAAAAATTAGCGGTAGAATTGATATAGTTTGTAATAATGACTTATTGGAAATTAAAACAATTAGTTATAATTATTTTCAAGTAAAAGAATATCACTTATATCAAGTTGCATTATATTATCATATTCTTAAAAAGCAAAATTATCAAATTAATAATGTATATATTGTATATTTAAATAGGAATACTAGAGAAGTTAAGCAATTTAAAATTGATGAAAAAGTTTTAGAAAATTATTATCAAAAAGTTATTGAATGGATAAAGAAATTTAAAGAATATCTAAAAGAAACAGATTATAAAAAAGTTCCAGGAGTTAACAATTATATTTGTAAATCTTGCGAATTCAAACAAAAATGCATTATATCACTTTTTTAATGAAAAAATAGAAGAGTAAAAAGATATAAAAATGTCATAATATAAAATGTAAAAATAGAGAACATGAGTTCCCAAGAAGAAATCATAAAAACTTTAAATAAAAAAGATATAAAAGATATAATAACGAAAAATATTTCTTTTTTAGTTGAACCTCAAATCTTGTTTTATGCAAAAAAGAGAAATAGAATTGTAGGATATCTAGAGGTTAACGGTAGACATTATCGTTTTGAGCTAATTTTTTCAAAAGATAATAGCGTAAGTATAACAATTGGAGAACTGGTAGTATTTGGGAGCAGTGATTTAAAATGATGAAGATTATCACTTTTAAAATTCCAGAAGAAACATTATTGTTACTAGATGCTTACGCAATAAAACACAATATGAATAGGTCAGAAGTTATAAGGCTAGCAATAGAAAAGTTAGTAGTAGATGAAATGAAAAATGAACCAGTACCAAGAGCCAGAGTTGAGAAAATAAAATTCTGATTAAATTATACTAAAATAAAATGAAATAAAGAGCTGAGTCAAATGACTGATTATAAAAATGGAATAAAGAAATTATTACAAAAATGTTTTTCTGATAAATCTATTGATGTTATTTTTATGTCATGTAATAATTTAAGTCCTCATAAAGATTATATGATTATTGATCCTGAAACAAAATATTATATAGGATATATTTTAACTAATGGTATAAAAATACCATTTATTGCTGAAGTTTGGCATAATAATACAACACGTATTTATTTAGATCCTAGAAAGAATTTCTATTTAGCACTTTTTATAGGTGATTTAAATGTCTGATGAAATAAATAAAACACAATTAAAAAACATTATAAATGCTATTTTAGAGTACAAAAGAGTATTAGTATATAGAAATGAAATTAATGGAGATATAGACAATAGTTATGTATTATTTTATAATGAGATCGATAGTAATTTTGATATCTTAACGATTCCATTTGTAATAGAAAATTTAAGAGAAGAAAAAGAATTCCTAAAATTTTTATATGAAAGTGAACTATTTGATATAGATAATTTATCGAAACTAATTGTTGACTTCATAGATTATAAACATAGACCTTGCCTATTGAAAGGTCTAGTCTATGTTGAACTATTAGATCTAATAAAACAATATAATTATCAAATCACTGAAAATAATATTAATTTTAACAAAAATAGATTTACGGGAGAAATTAGATATATTATATCGATAGACTCAAATAAAACTGCAGAAATTATTAAAAAAATTGAATATTGCAATTTCTGTTTATATGACAGAGATATAAATGTAGGTATTCAAAAATGCGTAACTTATAAGTTAAAATATTCATAAAAAAATTTTATTTTTTTAATCTTCTTTTGCTAATGTGACGCCTTTCTGTTTCTGATATTTTCCGTTATAAGGCTTTTCTACCGGCGTTAAAGTTCTAGCAAAAATTAGATGTAAAAATCTTTCTCCTGATTTTAATTTGACAGGAATTGAAGAACCAACTAATTCTATAGTAAGTTGACCTTCAAATCCCGCATCTACAATTGTCGGCGGAATTAATAATCCTTTTCTAGCAAATGTACTTCTCAAATTACAAAATGCTATAATATCATTTGATAATTTTATATATTCTTTTGTTGTTAAAAGTACATGTTCATTTGGATAAATTATAAATTCATCTCCTACTTCTTTTTCCATATTTTCTTTTATCCTAACTATTTCGTTACCAATTTTCAAATCGACACCATTTTCTCTTATTGTATCCTCACTTAATGGATTTATAACTAATTTTTTAGAATTTATATATGTTTTTATATCTCTATCTGAAAGAATCATCTTTTCTCAGTTTTAGTTATTACTTTCTGACATATTTATATCTCCACAGATTGCCGAAATTTTAAACATATTTTTATCATATCTCCAATTTACTTTTATATAATTTGGATATTTGAAAGTACGAACTAAATATTTTAGCATAGACATCCCGGCTTTTTCATATTCTTTCTTTTTCATATTTATTTTTATTTGCATTAATATTATTTCTTCATCTTCAAAAACATTAAAGAAATAAATATTGTCGGAATATCTACTTTCTAGCCAATTTCGGAATTGAATTATATATTTTCTACATTCATTCTTTATATCAATTTCCATATTTTAGTTAAGCAGATATGACAATTTAATAGTTTTGTGTATTACATTATATAGTATAATATATAGTATATAATTTCCGGGATTATTTTCATAGTAATTTTTACAAATCTTAGTAGTCATATACATTATATTATGTATAAGACGTGAAAATTTATTAATTTAAAGAATAAAATTGATATTGACCAAAAATGGCAAAAGGTCACACAAAAAGATCATATAGCCAAAGGTACGCAAAATGGCAAGCCAAATTTAATGCGTTTAGTAACCCAACAGTAGCATCTACTATATTGTCAAATGTAGCTCCTGTTGCCCAACAGAATTTCCAGACTAATGTCCCAACATTTACCGCGGTTAACGAAAATGTTAGTGCAGTTCTTTCACAATATGGAATAACTGGGCCTAACAGAGCTATATATCAAGGTTTTGGTTTGAAGATTGCTAGAGCACTTAATAGGATTGGGAGCGGGCCAGCTTTAGTAAATATGATAAACGGTTTGAAAAGTTATTATATTTCAGCTTTTAACGCTAATCCTCAAGTATTAGATGCTGTAGTAAATATAATAACTGGAAGCCCGACTGGATACGTAAGTTAAAATATTTAAGCTATTTTTTTCTTTTTTTCTTTATTCTTCTTCAGTCTTTATTTCTATATATTCCCCAGTTCTCAAACTTATCCTCCTACAATTAGATAATTTTAAATTTGTATTATGCTTTCTTAAATGAGTTATCATACTTTTCCTTTTTATATAAATTTCTCCACAAATTGGACATTCATATCCTAAGAGTGCCATAAGGAGAAATTTGGATTTGACATTTTTAAATGCTATTAAATCCAATCAACCATATACATTATATAATATATATGAATTATAGGTTAAGTTGTTAGTCAGCTTTATTTTTGTCATAATTTTTATTTTTATCTCATGAAAACTGCAATTTTAACTATGAATTATTCTTCTATATCTAATGTTTCTGAAGATATTGCAGAAGTTTTGAGAGAAAATGGAGAAATCGTAACAATAACAAAAAATCCATTTTATATTCCAAAAGCTGAAAAATTAATAGTTTTCATTCCATTCCATCCGCCATCTCTAAATCCATATCTTTATGCTTTTTATCAATTTAATGGAAAGAAATTATTTTATACTACTTGTGATGGAATTCCAAATATTGAAATTGTAAATAAGTATTTATTACAAGATGTTAAATTTATACCAAATTCAAAATTTTCAGCTATGAATTTACAAGAAGTAGGTCTACAAACAGATTTGCCAGTTTTCCATGGAATTAATTTTAAAATTGTAGAAAATGCCGAAAAATTAGTTCCACAATTAAAACAAAAGTTAGATAAAGATTTTCCTAACACGATAAAATTTGGAATTGTGAGTGGATTAACAAAAAGAAAAAATATGGATTTAATGTTACAAGTTTTTAATGAACTAAATACAAAATATCCAGATATTGCTAAAAAAATTCACTTTTTCGTAATTTCTCATAAACAATTTACGCAAAATGAAGTTCCCGCAAATGTACATTTTGTAGCAGAGTTTGGATTTAATAGTAGAGAATATATATTTGGATTTTATGGAGCTATGGATTATATTATTGTTCCAAGTGGAACAGAAGGATTTGGAATGCCAGTTCTAGAAAGTATGGCTATGGGAACTCCAGTTATCCATCAACTTATGCCCCCGTTTGATGAATTTACAAGCTGGCAGTGGAATTTATTAATTAAATCTTCAAAAGTTGAAGAATATTATGATAAAGAGCATGGACAAAAGTGGAAAATTCATAAATTTGAAATTGAAGATATGATAAATGCAATTATATTAGCTTCTGAACTTCAAGATAGAGAAGAAAGAAGTACTAAATTAAAAGAATTAGCAAAAAGATATGATATAAGAAATTTATATACTAGATTTTTAGAATGATATAAATTTGTCATAATACATAATATATAATAATGATAGAGAATGAAAGTAAAAATAATATGTGAAAAATTAACTACATTTCATATAAATTCTGAAGATGAAGAATTAGTAAATAGAATAATAAAAATGTGTAATGATTATAATTTAAATTACAAAATTGAACTTGAATAATTTTTTTACCATATTCCCCATTCTTTACTATCTATAAGTTTCATTTTTCCATTTTCTATCATATTTGCATAATCTTTTAATATTTTTGGCAATACTTTTTTTAATTCTTCTTCTGTTGGCTTATTTGGAACTTGATCAATTAAAATATAAATCTTAATATGTAATTCTTTATTTTTTTCATCATAATAATAAGTTATCATTTTTGATCCAACTTCCTTTTTATTTCTTCAACTTGTCTTGATAATTCATCTTGTTTTATTTTTAATTCTTCAATTTCTGTCTTTAGATTTGATAATTCTGAATTTACTATCTCTTTTACTGCATCTTTTAATGCCTGTTTAATTTTTAGATATAATTGAATAATTGCAAATAATGTAGTTGTAGTAGTGGAAATTATAGTGAGGACTAATGTAGTCTCACTCATCTTCATTTTCCTCCTCAGATAATTCAAAATTTGCAGTACTATTAATTTGTTTCGCGTAAGGTTGAGGATATACTACGCGAAAATCATCTATAAAAATCTGCTTAGTTTGTTGATCTTGAATTATAGAAAATTGAAAATAGAAAGTAAAACCTGGAATATAAAGGTCAACAATTAATGGATAATCGATAGTTTTCATAACAATTATTGAATTTGGTAAAAAACGTGATAAACCATAAATTTGACCTCTCTGTTCTAATTCTTTTATTTTATCAATTGCAATTCTAACAACTCCAAAAATATTTTGAAAAGGATCTTCAATTCTCATATGATATCTTTTATTTCAAGCCGTTAAAAAATATACAAGTAGCATAACTCATATATATTATATAATGTATATAGTGTCTGAATTTTGTGTCATCTAACTGCAATATTTTGAAAGTTCTTATAGTAGAAAATTGGCTTATATTGTTTCGTTTTTGCAGATTTTTGAGCTAATTTTATCTGGTTTTCAATTTTAGCTTGTCCTTGTAATTGTTCTCCTAATTGTTGTGCATATTGCAAATCTTGATCTGTTAATCCGTAAAATTTCCACTTAGTTTTCCAATAATTCAAAAAGTCTTGATATGATAATGTTCTTTTTCCAGATGTATAACTGTAATTTTGTTGATAAGGATATCTTGCAATTTCTATAGTAGCACTTGCTACCATTTTCGCGTACCAAATGTTTGAATATTTCTTATTTACAATTTTCTGAATTTGCAAAAATTGTTGATAGCTAACTGCATAGTTTTCAATTTCTGAACTATAAGCTATATTAATTCCACCAGGAGATGGATCATATAAATGCATTTTAAATAGATTTCCAAATATTGAAATTACGGTTTTATCTGCAGATAAAATAGCTATTAAATCATCTTGAGTAACATTTTCTGGATTAAATTCAGGCATTAGTACCGCAAAATCTAAAGGAGTATAATCCAAAATCATTCCAAAAACATCTGCAAAATATTGTAAAATCATACCATTTTGTAATTGAATTCCATTTTGAGTTTCAGGAGCTAAAACACATCTATCTAGCCAACCGACATCTAAAGCAAATCCGTTATTTATTATGCTATTTAAGTCTGGAATAAATGCAATTATGAATTTAGCAAAATCTGGAAGTTGATTAAAGTTAATATTTAAAGCATTTAATAAATCTATAATTCCGGTATCTGCAATATTATTATACATATAGTTATCTACATTTGGAATATTTGTAATTCCAGTTCCTAAAGTTGTAACATTTACACTTACATTTGTAGTAGTTAAACTAGAAAAGTATTGTTCAATTTTCTTACAAGATTGGTTTTGATATTCTGTAGCTAATGCCGGCTGATATACAGATAAATCAAAATAAGTTTCATCAAAAACTGCCGGTTGATATAAAATATTGCATAATTGTACATAATTATCATATAAACTAGTATAATTATTTAATAAACTTATTCCATTAGAAATTCCAAAATTTGCAGATTGACCTAAATTAAGAAATGTTTGAGAATTAAAATTTGGATTAAATACTGAAATTGCTAAATTGTTTAATGCAGAAAGTAAAGAAGAAATAATTGAAGCGTATGCAATTCCATAATTTGTATTTATGCCTAGAGGAATTTGAATATTTTCTAATGGAGTTGGTAAAACTGATTCAACTCCAGCGTCAAACATTACAGAAAATGCAGGGAAAGATTTTCTATTCAATATTTTATTATATAAGTGATATTTCATACTTGCTATATTTCTCTGTCCTTTTCTCTTGCCCATAGCTATCAATTTATATATCTCAAGTAGAAAAATAAACTTACAAATTGCATAATGTATATAAATGTCATACATTATTGATTTAATAAATGAATCAAAAATATGAAGTTGAAGAAATAAAAAATAAAGAATTAGTAAAATTAGCAAGAATGTTAATTGATTACTATCATATTCAAGGAATGGTAAAGGGAGGTGGAGCTGGTAGAAATTCTAGATATTTTATGTATTTAGAAAAAGAAGATGACAAGAAATATATAGTAGCAGTTGCCTGGCTTCATGATAATACTCCATTTCGTTTTATTGCACAACAATATAATATTCCAAACGATAGAAGTTATTTTATTAGAAGAGTAACTAAAACTGCTCCTGGAGATCATTTAGTGAATTTTCTAAATGATTTAGCTGAGAAACTGAAGAAAGATGGTTTTGAAGTTCTATGGACACTTGGTTTTCCAGACCATAGTAATGCTTTATATAAAAAAGCCGGGTTCAAATTAGTAGGTCAAACTAGTAGGACAAAACATGAAGTTTATGTAAAATATTTGAATAAGTGACAGAAAATGAACATTAGACAGTCAGGTAAATATTATGAATATAAAACTTTAGAAATTCTTGAAAAAAATGGCTTTAAAGCATTAAGAATTCCAGTTTCTGGAACTGGAAAACAGGCACTTCCAGATCTTATAGCGACAAAAAATAATACAATTTATCCAATTGAAGTTAAATCAACTTCAAAAGATGTAGTAACTGTTAGAAATTTCCAAATTGAAAAACTGTTCAAATTTTGTGAAATTTTTAATTTTTGTGAATGTCATCCACTTGTGACTGTGTACTATAAAAAATATAAAATTGTCATAGTCTATGAATTATCTCAAGATGTCAGAACAAAAGAAAAAATCAAATTTAAATACGGAATTAACAGCTAAATTATACCTGGCGTTAGATGATTTGACTATGGCTTTAGCTACAGAAGATAAAGAAGAAGTTAGAAAAAGTGAAGTATTTCAGAAAGCATTAGAAGTTGTGAAAGTAGTTAAAGAAATGAGAAGATTACAAGTTAAACCGGCAGAAGGTGAGGAAAAATGAATAAAGTCTATCTTGCAAATGCATTTTCAATAAATATGTTAACTAAATTTCCTACAAAAGTAGTAATTGATAAAATTGATAGATTAGAATTTTGTGAAAATATTGATAATGAAGATATAATTAATTCAATTGGACATGATTCAACAATTCAATTAATAAATTCACTATGCGGAACTACATTTCAAAAGAATAGAGTAGAAATTAAATTAGAGAAAGAAGATAAATTGTATGTTGTACAAATTTCACAGAGATTAGAAGAAGGAAAAATATTAACTCTTGAAGAGATATTGAAACTGTATGAAAGTGGAAAAGTTCAATTTTTTGAGATAATTGTAGACTAATAAGTAAAATAAAATTTTTTTCATCTTTTTGAGTTTGTTAGTTTAGGTTATCCCATTTCTGCTAAAATTTTTTAATATATAAATGTTTTTACGCCGTTATTTTGCGTAATTTATCGATAAAAAAAGCTAATTTTACGTGAGTTAAAAGTTTAAAAAGATTTCTTGGAAATTCACGTTATTAGTTTATATAGTTGTCATTACAATTTTTCAACAGCTAAATGCAAAAAATTAACAGATGTAGAATTGAAAGAACTTTTAGATTTGTATTTTTTTAGTAATGTTTATAATTTTGAAAAGAAACATTTTAATCAATATGAGTTTTCTACTAAATTTAGGAGAATTAGGAACATTCTTTGCAGATGAAATTGAAAATTTGGAAAACTTTACTAATTGGATATCTAGTGATTTTATAAATTTTATTAATGCAATAGTTAATGATATTAAAAATATTGCAAGTTTCCTAGGTCAAGCAATTTCCGATATTCCTACTTTTATGGTAAATATTGCAACTAATTTCTTAACAATTTTACAAAATTTTGTACAAACTGCAATTTCTACAATTCAAGGATTTGTTTCATGGTTTGAACAACAAATTGTAGGAGCTTTTGAATTTCTGTCTTCTATAGCATCTGATTTTATAAATTCAGCATATTCATTTTTCCAAAATGTGGCAAATGTATTTGCACAAATTATATCAGGTGTAATTTCGGATTTCTTAAACTTTTTTGGAGCTAATATGAAACATATTTCTAATGCAATTTCTCAACTTAGCCAATTTTTATCGCCATTTATTGCTCCAATTACAATTGGTAAATTCTTACCAGTAATTGTAGATAAATTGGCTGAAATATTACCAGAAATAGAAATAGATTTAGCTCCAGTTGGTTTAGGCGGGAAAATTCCAATTAAATTTGGAGAAATTATAAAAGCTTTTGCGGAAACTTCAGTAGATTTTTTAAATGAAATAAGAACAGAACTCGCGACAACTTTAAAAGAATTTATAAAAGAACCCTTTATTTCAGATTTTAAAATTTCTGCTAGAGAAATATTTAATGAAATTGGTTTGGGCGATTTGCCATTTGCAGATCCTCCTTTTCAATTAATTGGAAGATGGGTAGCAGTTAGATCATTTGATGAAGTTAAAGATCACTTGAGAGAAACAATTTTACTTACTGGATATCCAGCTTGGTTTACTAACGCTTATTTAGAATCTCCAGTTAACGATTTTGTTCCTAAAAATCCACTATTTAGACCAGTCGGAATTAGAGATTTAATAACGGGTTCACAATATGGAATATTGAATATTTCAGATCTTGAAAAATATGCATATAACAATTTGATAACTCCAAAAACTGCAAAATTAATGTATCAAAATCAAACTGCGAGATTATTACAGAGAGCTGTAGAACAAGGAATTAGACAATTCGTTATTACTCCGCAAAAAGCTTATGAAGAAATTATTTCAAATATTAATTTAACTGGTAAAGAATTGTTCTTGAAAACTTTTACACTTGAATATGAATATGCAGTTCAGAGAATAGTTAGACAATTCTTAAGATCATTATTATCTAGAGCCTTATCTAATTTTGGAAAACCATATCTTGACTTTAAATATTTAGATAATACAATTGCAAAACTATTTAAAGATCTTGGTTATCCAGAAGAAGTAAGGACAGTTTTCGATACTATGATTACACAATCTCAGCTAATAGATACTAATCAACTTCTCTTAAGACAATTACAACAAATCGTGAAACTAGGAATTTTTAATGAGAAAAAGATTAAAGAAGAATTAAAAGCTAATAAATTTAATGAACAAGTAGCATTACAAATTTTAGAAAGTGAATTACAATTTGCACAATTGCAAAATACACTAAAAGAGTATCAATTCAAACTTAAGAGTTTTCTAATTTCTCCAAAAGATGTAGAAAAAGATCTAAAGCATCTTGGATTTGATTCTGCAATTATTTCAGCTTTGATTTACGAAAATCAAGTTGAACAACTTATAAAATTCCAATTAACAAATATAGAAAGTTTAGCGAAAAAAGGGTATTTATCTTTAGATGAAATTAAAAAACAATTTAAAGCAATTGGAATAATAAAAGAATATGAAGATGCATTTATAAACTTTATAAATCAAGAATTGCAAATATCTGCATTTTTAACAATTCTAAAAAGCCAATTAAGACAATTCCAAATTGATCCAAAAGTTGCAGAAGCAGAATTAAAGAAATTGAATATTAATGAATATCTATCAAATCAAATAATCCAAGAAGAATATAATATAAATATTGCAAAACTACATTTAAGTGTACTGGAAACTATAGCGAAAACATTATATTATGATCAACAACAATTATCAGGAGAATTAGAGAAAATTATAAAAGATAAAACTGCACTTGAACTATATATTAAGAAATTCTATTACGAATACATATATCCAAAAATCGTGAATTATCATGTACAACTAGCAAGACATGGAATTCTTTCAGATATTTCGAAATTACCAAAAGAAGTCATAGATTATGAAATTAAGCCGGCATTATTGACTTATCAAACTACTCTTGAAATTGAATATATAAAAGAATCATTAAAAGATTTGGAAATTAAGCCTACTGACGCAATAAATGAATTAGAGAAATTAGGAATGCAAAAAGATATAGCACAACTAATTGTGAATACTTACATTCCAACATTTTATAATGTCCATACCATAATTCAAAATATCATAGAAGGACAGTTATATAAAGTTGGGAAAGTCCCGATAAATTTAGGAAATGCGGAATCTGAATTAAGAAAACTAGGAATTCCCGATAGTCAAATAAAGATTTTATTAGATCAATATTCTACAACTTTTGGACTTGATATTTGGAGAAAACATTTACCTTCAATTTCCATAATTGAAAATGCAATAAAGTACAATTATCTAGATCAGAAATTAATAGAATATAGCTTTATCCCATCTGAATTATTGAATTTATACATAAATTATTATCAACATTTATTAGTAGGTCAAGAAGTTCAATCTTTCAAATCTGAATATATAACTGCATTAATTTACAATTATCAGAATCTGCAATTAGAAAATTTATTAAAACAATATGGTATTAATGAAGCATTATTAAGCGTAATAAAATTATTTGCACAAGTTAGAAAAATCGTGTTAGGTCTTCAAGAATTATATCTCACGCCGACAAAAGCATTATCGATTAGCGAATATGTATCAAATCCACAACAATTACTACAAAAAGTATTTACAGAATTCCAGATTCCGCAAGAACTCCAAAATACATATTTTGAATATGCAAGAAATAGAAGAGTTAGTAGATATGTAAACGAAATAATTACGACAATTAACCTATTATTTGAGAAACATAAAATAGATCTTGGCACGGCACAATCTTATCTTCAACAATTGAAAAAATATGGACTAACAGATGAAGAAATTCAATTAATAATACTCAATTGGCAATTAAGAAGTGCTTACTAACAATTTCCAAATGCCATATACATTATATTTATTATATGAATTATAGCTTACAGGTTTACATGAGAAACAACTCATATACATTATATTATGTATTAGATTTGATTTTTTATTTACGGCATTTTTGATATATTATATCATGCCATTACCATATAAAGTAAACTTTAAATTACCATTAGAATATCTATCGTTACAAGACTGGAATAACTTTGTTCAGAATTTAATATTTATAAATCAATACGGTACAGCTAAATTATTACAATATTATAAAAATGGTAGTTTCCAAAATCTAAAAGATGTTTTCGCAAAATATCTATATGTAGCACAATTAAAAGTAAATGGATATAACGTTTTACATAATTTATCAGAGCCTTTAGCATATACTTTTGGAAATGTTTTTCAAGAACTTGCAAATAAACCTTCTATAAACTTACCTGAAATTAATGTACCAGTATCTTCTATTAATTATAAATTACCGCCTGTAGAAAAACAAATAGAAGCATTAATTCCTAATTTAATTTCTAAAATTTCAATTCCTATAAATATAGCCGGAACACAATTTACATTTTCTGGAAATTCGAATTTAGCACAATTAACATCTCAATATTTACAATCTGTTTATCTTCAAACTTGGAGAAGTATAACATTACAAAATCTAGGTAATAGTTCAGTTCAAATAAATAATTCAATTTATTTAATGCCTAAACAGTGTCTAAAAATTACAGTTTCAAATCCACAAGAAGTACAAATTTCAGCCCAAAGTTCTACTTTGTTAAGCGAATTAATTGAATTTAATGTAATTCCAATTACTGCTTATACAATTACAATTACAAATTCTCAACCTGATCCAACTCCATCTCCATTTCAACAATTACTAATTCTGAATTTATCAAACATAATTTCTAGTCCTTCTCAGTTACTTAATCTACAATTTTGCTTAGATTCTCAGTGTAAAACACCATTATATTCCTGGATTGAAAGTTATAATTCTAATTTATCAAATGTTTACATTTGGATTAATTTGCCAATTTCAATTCCTGCAAACTCCTCAATTACAATTTATATGTTTGTAAGAAATTCAATTCAATATCCTTACACCGGGATGAGACCAGACCTAACTTCCACTTATGCACAATATGATAATGGAAAAAATGTATTTCTAATTTATTTTAACGGAAATGAGCCATTATCAAATTTTAACACTGAAGGAAATACAATTCAACAAATTTCTACAATTGGGCCACTAGGAAACACTATAAATGCAATATATTTATCTGGATATTCAAATAATGTTGGATTTGTTTATACTGGAAAAAGTGTACCAAATCAACCAGTAATTGTAGAAGCTTCTGCAAAAGATATGGATAATCAGACAGGCGGTTTAGGTGCAGATAACGGTCAGGCAGGAATTGCAGATAGTACAAATACAGCAATTATAAATGCAATTGGTGTAACTATGGGTAACAATAGTGATTATTTCTCTCAAGATTTTTATATAAATGGTTCTGAAACAAGAGGTTATAATTTACAAGGTTCCGCAGTTTCTCAGTGGGTTTATGCGTGGGTTGTTTATCAAGGTTCTTCTGCAAGTTCATGGTCTGGCTGTATAGCTCCGCAACTCTATAGTTCTAATGGAGGATATTGTGGGACAGTTAATAATAATCCACTTTCTAGTTCTACACAATTATATTTAGCAGTTATCGGCGGTGTCGGTTATTATGATTATTGGCAAACTGCATGGAATTTCATGAGAATGAGGACTTATCCTCCAAACGGCGTAATGCCATCTAATACAAATCCACAATTAACTACAATTTATGTCGCGTGATCTATAATGTCTTCAACTTGTTATCCAATTACTTCATTTGGAAATTTATTGAATAAAATAGCTAAACAATCTTTAATTTCATCTCAAGTCTGGAACGAAATAGTTCAAGATCTTTATACTGCATATTCAGTTTACAAATATATAAATACAACATTACAATATCAACTTTTCTATGGAAATATATATACTCTTTATGATTTATTTAACAATTTAGATTTATATATTTTAAATGCAAAACCATATCCATTTACGCCATTAATCCAAGCTAGACCTGGATTACCATTAACTGTAAATTACATGAATAATTTAATAAATGCAATTACGAAAGTAGCAAATGAAAATAATATAGCATTAGCAAAACCTTTAAATTTTGTTCAGTCTAATGAAATTGTAACATCTAGAAAAATTAATGATATTATATATGCAATTAATCAATTCTTAACTTTTGATTATAATACTTATTTTCTATTAGATTGTAATGGCTCACTATTTAATAATTTAATAAATTCCAAATCGGCATTTTTAAATGTATTAATTGATAATCCTTCACAAAATATTTCTACTAATAATATATATATCAAAAATTTGATTATAAATTATTTAAATACATTTTTGAATTTTTATGGAAGTTCAGCTATCGATAATCTTTTAGTTGGAAAAACTTATACTAATTTCGGAATAAATACATATGATAACTCATATATTCAAAAAATTATAATGTATCAACTTTATGGTTTAATAGAAACATATAATAATTCATATATTCAAAAAATTATAGTTAATGAACTTAATGGTGCAATAGAAACAAATGATAATTCATATATTGACACAATTATAGTTAATCAACTTAATAATGCAATAAATGCATTTGATAATTCGTATATTAAAACAGTTATAATTAATCAATTTAATGGCAGTATGTATATACTTTCATATATTGATACAATTATATTTACTCAACTTTCTATATATCTGCCCATAAATACTGGTAATCATATAGGAAATCTTATAATTAATACAAATTATGGAACTGTAAAAATATATGATAGTACAGTTCTACAAAATTTTATAATTGATACAAATTATCAAGAAATAGATATAGATGAATACGCAATTATAAAAAATCTTATAATTAATACAAATTATGGAACTGTAAAAATATATGATAATGCAATTGTTGAAAATTTGATATGTAAACAAAATTATGGACAAATACAAATAAGCGGAAATGCACAAGTAATAAATAATAATTGTCAATAACTATAATTTACAGAATACAAATTCTCTATTATCATCAGTTACAAAAGTTAGAATTGTTCCGTATAATTTTCTTAATAAATCGAATCTATTTTCTGTCCAATCATGTATAGCTATGCAATATTGTTTATATTTCTGTAATTTAGAAAAATCTAGATTTTTCTCACAGCCTTCACAATCCATAACTAGAATATCAGTATCTGGATATTCGTTACTTTTCCATTCACCTTTTGATTCAACTTTATCACAAATCTTGAATTCTTTACAAACTGTTTCTTTAAAGATTTGATTTAGTTTCTCTTCTTTTTCAAATCCAATTATCTTTTTCGCTCCTTTCAATAGAAAATATAAAGCAGAACTACCACAGTCATTTCCAATTATTGTAATTGTTTTATCTTTTACATCTAATTTTGAATATGCAAATTCGAATTCCCTCCAATAACAGCACTGCAATTTACAAAAATAATCATCAAAATTCATTATTGAACTACCTCAAATAGAGCATAAACTGTGCATTTTCCAGTAGCCCAGGCGTAAACGTTACTAGGATTTCTAACGTGAAATTCTAAACTATCTCCTGGCAAAATCGGGAAACTATTATATAATTTGTTACCGATATATACAATATAATTACTTAAATTTTGCAAAATTATTCTAACTGTTTCTATTGTAGAACCATTATAAATTGGAGATGGAATTGTTGATAAACTAATTTGCAAACCTTCTATAGTTGGAGGAGATAAAAATAAAGTTAATTTATTTAAAGTATTAGCTAATCCGACAGTCGCTAAATAGAAATATGTGAAAGTATAAGCTAAAAAATCTGCAATTGAATAAAGAGCATTTATTCCAGTTTTTTGTAATTGTGAAATTTGAGAACTTAAAGTAGAAGTTAAATCTGAAATAGTTCTATACAAATTTGTATATAAATCATATGAAATTTCTTTTGGTAATTGAGAAATAGAATAATAAAGTTGTTGATTTGAATATAGAATTTGGTTAATTTGTTGATTTGCAGTTCCAATAAAACCTGCAATATATATTGGATCTTGTTCTGTTAGTACTGGTTGTCCAGATACGTAAACTTCTTTCTGGAAAAATCCAGCTAATGCAGATATATTATTCGGGATATATAGATTTCCATTTTGTAGAATTGAAGTTAAGGAATTTCCACCAGTTTCATAAAGTTGATATAGAAGTAATGTAGCAGTGTTCCACATACTTGACGTTAATCTCTGGAATGGACTAGCTAAAAGTGAAGAAATTGAAGTATAAGTTACACTCATACAATTTTAATAAGTAACTGACTAAAATAAAGTGTCACATCTTATAACTCATATATATTATATAATGTATATGGTTTGTTCTCATTTAGATCATTTAAAATTAAAATATGTCATATTGTTTAGAAATTATTATGAAAATTTTCACTTTTGTTGGATTTACAAAACATTTAGATGAACTAGATTTTGATTACGTAGTAGTCGATAAAACTTTTAATGATATGTCTGATGATCAAATCAAAAAATATCAAGAAAAAATAATTTGGATCATGACAAATACAGAAATAAGATGGTTGAGAATTGCAAAACAATTATTAACAATTGTAAATTTTGCAAAAAATATAGAAGATGATATAATTGCAATTATTGATAGTGATTTAATTATACCAAATTTAAGAGAAATTATTCCAAACGAAAGAATTTTTACACCGTGCTACTGGCTTTATTACGACTGGGCAAATGAAATTAGACCATTTTGTAGTGGTACAAATTATATTTTCAGAAAATCATTACTACCATATCTGGAATATACAATAAATACATATATAGAAAATGAATATTATAAAGAAATACCAGTTGATATTTTTATCCATAATTTCATTCCACATATGAATATATTAAAATTAGGAACTATTCATTATGTAAAAACTCCAATTGGAGAAATAAAAATGGAATTTAGATATGAAGATATTCAACAAATTTTCAAACATATCCCTGAATTTGTACTTCTGATAGGTTGATCTAGAAATGCAGAAAACTATTTTCTATGTTTATCCACAACATCACGACGTTTCTTTCAAATTTGTAGCTCAAGAACATGTAAAAATGCTTAGAGAGAAATACATAGTTTACGAAATTCCAACTTTATCATTCTATCAGTTCACTCCTTTCAGATATCCAATTTCCATAATTCATCCGCTATTCTATTCTATGTGGAAATGGGGAAAAATAGAGTTTTCATTTTTTGAACAATATAGAACTAGAGTTTCCGCACTTCTAGGAGTTGAAGTAGCAGATACTGATAAAATTGCAAAACAATATATAGAATATGCAAATAATTTTACGGATGGAATGATTTTAAATTCTGAGTGGTCTGTTAATGCATTTAAAAATTCTGGATTAAAAGTACCGGCTTATAAAGTTTTCCATAATTTTAAAGATAGATTATTAGCAAAAAATGAAGAACTAAAATTAGATGATCAAATTCTATATATTGAAAAATTAAAGAAAGAGAAGAATTTCAAATTAATATTTATCTCATTATGGCATAGTGATTATAGAAAAGGTGCCGATATTTTTCATGTAATAGCTAAGGAACTACAAAAAGAAAGAAATGACATATATTTTCTAGTAAAAAGCGGATTACCGAGAACTGATTTTCAAGATCTCAAAATGTTTAACATTTTCGGAAATACTTCATTTGATAATATCGTTAAAATGTATAGAATTTCAGACTTATATTTACTAACTAGTAGAGGCGGTAGTTTCGAATTAAATGGTCTAGAAGCATTTATAAGCAAAATTCCCGCGTTAGCGACAAAAGGTGGAGCTTGGGAAGATTATTATCCTCCTAATTTGAAAGATCTCCTAATTGATAGCTGTGAAAATCCACAAATATTTCCAGATAATCCAATTCATATTGGAAATGGAGTTCAAATGTGTATAGGAAAAGCTATAGATAAAATTCTAGAAGTACTAGATAATTATGATAACTATAAAGCTAAAATTGAGGAAAATTACAATTTCTGGATAGAAAACTTTAGCTATAATGCAGTAAAAAAACAATTACTTGAAGTTATGGAAAAATATTCTAATTAATTACCGAGACCTCCAAAAATCAATTTCGATAATACAGACTTTGTTATCTTTCCAAAAATAATTAATTATTGAATGAATATTGTTTCTATATTCATAAAAATCAACTGTTCTATTTTTTTCAGCATATCTATACGTTAAATCACCATCTTTAATAATTTCTTCAAATTGATTATACGAAACTATTATTTCTTTATTTAACATTAAATTCATTCTTACTATCGTCTGATCCTGGAAAAATTTCTCAACAATTGATTTTAATTCTTCAAACTCCATTTTTACCACCTCTTATCTTTTCTCACGAAATAGATCAATTTCTAGAATATGTATAAAACCTTTTTCTTTAAAATAATAAATAATAAGTTTAACAAGTGTATTTGATAATTCATAATATACAAACTCATCTGATAATACCCAAGGATCTTTATCTACAAAAGATAGATTTGGTCTTCCTACTAATTCGTTATACTCATTTTCTGAAACTATTAAAGGTCTCTTAAAGGCTAAAGTTAACTCATTAAGATTTTTTTCTTTAAAAAACATGTCTATAATTCGTTTAACTTTTTTCAAATTCATTTCCTGTTTCACCTATCTCTAAAAATCAAAAATTCTATGACATTTTTATATCTTTATTTTTTGGAATAAGTAGGATTAATATTTGGAATTTGAGAAAAATTATCGATAGAATTAGGTAATGTTAAAAAATAAAAAAAATAAAAAAAAGATTAACTTTCTAAAAGTAATCTAACATAATCTACAATATCTTCTTTTATGCACAAAAATTTCTTGTCTCTTTTAACTCTTTTTATCTTTATGAAAAAGATATTTTTATCAACTAATCGTTTTATTCTAAGATATCCGAAATATTGGTATCGATTTGCATCCTTTTGAAAAAGAAATAGTTTACCTTCACTAGTGTACATAGGAATGCATAAATCATTATCGCTATCTTTCTGTGCAAGAGAAAAAAATCTAATCAGAAGTTCTTTTTGCTTAGGATACAATTTAATTTGGACTTCTTGACTCATTTCTTTCACCTTAATATCATATATGTATAAACTCATATATAAAGCTTTCTCTATCTTTTTATCTCTTTAATTTTTCAACCTTCTGAATTAATATCATAAACTTGAGAAAAATTATTGATAAAATTAGATAATTTATGGAAAATTTAAAATTAGAAGAATTAGAATTAGTATTGAAAAAATAAAAAAAATTATTAATAAAAAAAATTAATCTTTTGGATTCTTTTTCGGTACGGGATGTGAAAACAATAACCATTTACCGCCAAATTCTGTAAATCCAACATTATCATGTTCTGGCGAAATAATTTTTACAACTGGTGGTTCTGGTAAATATACTAAAGCTCCTTCTCCCGGCATTATATGTAATTGTTTATATTTTAATACATTAATATCAAATTCAATAATATGATTATAAATACCAATTATTCTAGTTTTTTCAAAAAGTTCTTCATTAATTTTTTCTATCTTTAACGGCGGTACTTCATATACACTTAAATGTCCTTGTTTACCATCAGGATAAAATGCCGGCGAAAATTCTAATTTTTCTCCTTTATAATAAATATCAAATAATTGAATTGAATAATTATCATACTTTATTATTATTGATGAACTCTTTAATGAAACTTTAGATAAATCTAAATTTATTAACATTGATTTAATATCATTAATTTTTCTGAATATTTTCTGTTTGAAAGTAATATTGAATATCGGCGGATTAGGTGTATAGTATATTCCGTTAGTTTCCTTAGCTTTATCAACTTTTATTTTATTTTCTAGAATTGATACTTCAAAACAGCCTTGAAATGTTAATCTACTTCTTGAAATGTACTTTTCACAATTTATAAATTTATCTGTTACAGAAATTTTATTTCCATCAGGAAGTAAAAAAACATTTGGAAGATAATCTAATTTTTTTCTTTCTTTTATCTCCATTTATTTCACCAATTTATCATTCTGTATATGACATTTATAAATTTTTATTTAAGTTTTTACGTTTATATCTCATTATTTTTGTATTTTTTTATACTTATAATTTCTGTAGAAATACAATTAATATAACAAAAATGAGAAAAATTATTGATAAAATTAACTATTTAGAAGAAAATTTAAAATTAGAAGAATTAGAATTAATATCTAAAAAATGAAAAAAATAGTTGATAAAAAAAATCAATCTTGACCTGATCTCCTGGGTCTTGTATGGCTGAACAATAACCAAGTGTCTCTATTAACGTTAACTTCAACTTCTTTATGGTCAGAACTTTCAAGTTTAACGTGAACATCTTCTGGAACATAAAGTAATGTCCCACTACCTGGAGTAACGTAAAGGTTCTTAAACATCAATATAGACTTATCAAAGGTAACTTTATGGTTAAAGATCATAAATTCGCTAACTTCCGTAAACAATTCTTTATTAATCTCTCTTTTTTGACCATCATTATCATAGTAAAGTAAATAAACATCTTTCGGCTCTGGAACACTATAAATCCTAAGATGACCCTGTTCTGCAAGTAACGGAAATTCATAAATCAATCCTTTGAAATAAATATCAAATACTTCAATTGAATAATTGCTATATTTTACCAATAACCATGGTTGCCTTGGCGAAATTTTCGATACGTCTAAGCTCATTAAAAATTGTTTCAAGTCATCAAGATTCCTAATCGCTTTCTGTCGAAAAGTAATATTGATTATTGAAGGATGCGGAACATAATAAATTCCTTTGACCTCTTTCAGAGTATCAATTTTTAACATTGATCCGACTGTATAGCCTGTCACACAACCTTCTTGGGTTAGTCCAGATCGGGATACGTAATGAACACAGTTTATATAATTCTTGTCTAATGTAAACTTATTTAAATAGATGTCCAAAAAAACTTTGGGTAAATTGTTTAACTTTTTCCTTACACTTACCTCCACTTTATTCACCGATATATAATATGCTAATTCTCATATATAAAGTTTTCTCTATGTTTTTACATTTCTATTTTTCATCTTCAAAACTTGAAAAAAATAAAGAATCAGAATATAAAAAAGATTAAAAAAATAATACCTTAAAAATTAGAATTACTTAGCTTGAGAACTTGGATTTTGATCTTTTGCTTTTTCTCTAGCTAATGAATTTACATCTCTTAAAGTATCCATATTCAATAATGCATTTATTCCAGTTACTGTAGTATCTTTAATTGATTCAATAGCAGTAACTGTACTTTTCGACATTTGATCAATAGCCTTAGCAAAATTCTCATTAGATTGCTTTTCATTATATAAGTGTACTATTTCTCCAATTATGAAACTTGCAATTAGTACACCTGTCACTGCAAAAAATCCATATAGTGCTCCTTCTAATAATGTTATTGCCATTTCTGGTCAAAAAATAATATTCAGAACTAAATAATATAGTTTTCTGTAAATTTAAAAAAATAAAGAATTTTTCAGAAAGATAGATATCAAAATTAGAAAAGAAATAGAATTATTATCATAAACATGAGAAAAATTATTAATAATTTTGGCTATATGAAAAACTAGAAAAAGAAATTTAAGATTTTTTAGTACGCCATAATTGAATTTCATATAATAAAGCTTTTTCATTATCTGCTAACTCTTTAGTATTAATTTTTATTTCAATATTATCATTTGAAGGATAAATAAATTGACTAAATGCTAATTCAATTAATTGTTGATATTCTTCTTCATTAATTTCAAAAGAAATTTTAAATTTTAAACTTAATTCTTGTATAATAGAATCTTCAAAAAACAAATCCATAATTTTTTTAACTTCTTTAAAACTTATTTTTCTTTCCCCAATATTTTCATAAAATTATGACAATTTTATATTTTTATCATCCTATATTTTCAACCTCTAGAAATAATATCTGAAAATGAAAAAAATTCGGCATAAATTGGACTAAATTTAGAAAAAGAAAAAAATTATGAAATTTAACTAATCGATTTTGTCATTTCAATATTTTCTATTTTTAATTTATTGCCTTGTTTTTTCAATATTAACTTCACTGATTCTTTCTTAAACATAAATTCGATTTCATTATCGAATAATTCGATATTATCTTCACGTATTCCGTAAAACTCACTTATTTCTTTAATAATTTTTTCGGCAATATTGCTTTTTCTTATCAATCTAAAAAATCTTTTTTGATTTGTATACTTTTGAGCTAAATTAATTACTTTTTCTTGCATTTCTTCTACTTGCATATTTTTCGCCTCAATTTTTATTTCGTATTACTCTCTATTTAAATCTTTCTCTAAACTTTTATCTTTCTATCTCTCTAACTTTTTATCTCTTCATATTTTCAACCCTTAGAATTAATATCACAAACTTGAAAAAAATAGTTGATAGTCTTAGTTAATTTAAGGAAAATTAAAATTAAGAAAAATAAGAATTAGAACTTAAGCAGAAAAAAACAAAAATAAATAGCTTAACAACTCTCCAAATATCTGCGTACCTTTCTCTCTGAAACGCCTAAAGCGTTTGCTATCTGTTGAACTGTGTAACCCATCTTAGCCAACTCGTGAGCCACGCTAACTAAGTCATCTTCTGACTCTACATAATATCTTACGCCTTGAACTTGTATTTCCTTTTTCATTTCTCATTCACCAATCTTATATATGCATAAACTAGTATATAAAGTTTTCTCTCAACTTTTACGYTTKYAYTTTTCGACTTTCAATTTTTAAGAATCAGATTGAAGATTCCAATTTTTACACATCCAATTTTTTAAAAAAGGCCACTTTTTTTTACAAAAGTGAAAAAAACAATTTTTTCCACTCCAAATATTTTAAAGAGGCCACTTTTTATTCCTAGGCTGAAACAAATCAAACAGATTTTTAACARCTTRCARTTATTATTTCATTTCTCAACCTAAAATTGTAACTTCCAATTGGAGCGGTAAAAAAGTCTAAAACAATCTATTTTGAGTCTGAAAATAATTATATAATTAATAATTACTATCTAGCTAGTTAGCTAATATATATAATATGATAATTAGCTAATTAGCATAATATAGAAATATATAAATAACAAAATATTACGACTGTAATAATATTAATAAAATAAAAAAAATAATAAAAAAAAGAAGGATAGTCCTCACTACTATAATTAAATGTCTTCTGGTAGTATTTAAACTTTTCTTTCTAAACTTCCAATTTCCTCCATTGCAAACGCAAAAAACTGTAGTGAAATTTCTGAATATGTTTAGTAATTTAATAATTTTCCGCCGTAAAAGTTTTGGTTTGCATTAATTATATATTTGCAAATTAGAAACTTGGAAATTATATAATATATTATAATATATGAATATGTTTAGTATATTTATAATTTTTTGACGGAAAAGTTTTGGTTCCTCCTAATTATTAATTAATAATTTAATAGTTCCTAATTTATATATATCTGGAAATGTATAATTATTTGGAATTTAGGAATTTACAATTAAGCAATTTTATATTATAAATTTCAACAAATGATAGAATATTTGGAATTTTGTAATTTCCAATTTACATAACTAATTGGAATAATTTTCCAAGATGTACAATTAATTGGAATTTTGGAATTTACAATTTTATTAACTTTTTGTAATAAATTTCCAAGATGTAGAATTTATTGGAATTTAGGAACTTAGGAATTTCCAATTTTATTAATTTGTTGGAATAATTTTACAAGGTGTAGAATTAATTGGAATTTAGGAACTTCCAATTTATTAACTTTATTTCGAAAATTACGCAAAATGACAGAATAATTGGAATTTAGGAATTTAGGAATTTTCAATTTATTAACTTTGGTGCGAAAAAAACGAAAAAAACGAAAAAAATTGGAATTTCCAATTTATCTCATTAGTTGCGAAATTTACGCAAAAAATGAAAAAAACTCCCAATACCTTCTTACTRCTCTACAA